CAGCTTTGCTGACATCGTCAGAGGTATGCATCTCTATGGACGTAAAATATTACGACCTGAAGCACTTACTCGTGCTTTTTATGTATCTAAATTCTAAGGAGTATTGAACTATGGCTACTTTTGACATGACCTCAAAAGACACTGCAGGAGTTAGTTCAGACTCTATAGCAGTGAATCAGGCTTCAAGAGCAGGTACATCCATGCGAATGATAGAAGCTATTTTGGATATTTCTAAAATAACTAACTACTCATGCACTGATGGTGATATCTTTCAGCTTCTTGAAATACCTGCAGGTACATTTGTTCTTTTTGCAGGAGCAGAAGTTCTAACTGCCTTTGATGGTACATCACCAACTGTGGACATCGACTTTGCCGCAGGTGATGACATCATTGATGGTGGTGATGTATCTTCTGCAGGTTTCCTAGCAGAGGGTTCTAATGGACAGGCTAACGATGTTGTAACAGGGGCTGCATCAACATTTACACAACATGTCACAACTACTGACACTATTGATGTGAAATTGATTGCAGGTTCTGCTGATGTTACAGCAGGTAAGCTAAGACTATATGCATGTATCATTGACACCAATGGTGAGCATAAGCAATTAGCTGATGAAGTTGACAGGGATCAACTTGCCTAAACTATAATTTAGGGGGCAGGTGAAAGCTTGCCCTCTATTTTAATACAAAGGAATACTAATGGCAGATACAGTCACATCACAAACAATTTTAAATACACCTTACAGATTAGTTATGAAGTTCACTAACGTAAGTGACGGCACAGGAGAAAGTGCTGTTAACAAAGTAGATGTTAGTACATTTACTGCAAGTGAAAAAGGTGCTACATGCACAGGGGTAACAATAGACAGGATATACTATACACTTGACGGAATGAAAGTGCAAATACTATGGGATGCTTCATCAAATGTAGAAGCCTATAAACTATTAGATACCACAGGAGATATAGACTTTTCTAGTTTTGGTGGATTACAAAACAATGCAGGATCTGGTAAGACAGGCGATGTATTGTTTACAACTGTCGGACATTCTAACACGGATACATACAACATCATATTAGACATGACAAAGCAATCCTAAGAAAGGATAACAATGTCAGGTACATATCTAACACTTACTAACAATACACTAGCAAGATTGAATGAGGTACAGCTAACTTCTACTACGTTTAGTTCTGCTAGAGGTATACAGACACAAGCAAAAAATGCTGTTAATGAATCTATAAGATATATTAATCAGAAAGAGTATAACTTTCCGTTTAATCATGCAACAGAAACTAAAACTCTTACAGCAGGGACTATCAGATACAGCTTGCCTACATCAACTAAGCATGTTGACTACAATACATTTAGATTAGTTAGAGATGAGGATTTAGCAACAAGTGGTGGCAAATTATCTATTCTTCAATACAATGATTATATAAATGCTTTTGTAACTCAAGAAGATGAAATAAACACAACCACATTAGATGGATCACTAACAGATTCTGCAACAACAATAACCGTAGCAAGCACGACAGGATTTGATAGTACAGGTACATTACATATAGGTAATGAAGAGGTTACATATACAGAAACTTCATCAACTACCTTTACAGGTGTTACACGAGGAGCAAACAGCACGACAGCTTCTGCCCATAGTGACGGTGTACAAGTAGCACAATTTACACAAGGAGGAGTTCCTAGAAATGTGGTTAGATCCCCTGACAACAATTATCTTTTACACCCTTATCCTAATAAGTCATATTCTTTAAAGTTTGACTATTACACTTTCCCAACAGATTTATCAGCACAAGATGACACAACAAGTATACCTGCACGTTTTGACGCAGTTATAGTAGATGGGGCTACAGCTTTTGTGTATCAATATAGAGGAGAAACTGCTCAGTATCAACTTAACTTTGCACGATTTGAACAAGGTATAAAAAATATGCAGTCATTGTTAGTAAACAAATATGAATATATAAGATCTACATTTATACCTAGAACACCTAGTCATGTATTAGATTTAAATCCCAGAGTAATGTAGTATGCCTGATTTATCGCAGACAGCACCTGCTACATTTCCTCTAATGGGTGGGTTAGTTTTAAACAAGTCTACATTTGCTATGCAACCCGGAGAAGCACTTGAGCTTGTAAACTTTGAGCCTGACATTAATGGTGGCTATAGAAGAATAAATGGATTTGTAAAGTATAATACAAACGTAGTACCACAAACAAGTGCATCAACAGAAGAAGTATTACTGTCCTGTATATTTAATGATAAGATAGTTGCAGCAAGAGGTACAAAGATATTCACTGCGTCAGCAGGAAGTGGATCTTGGACAGAGAGAGATACAGGTAGAACAAGTGCAGGTGTCTACACCTTTGAAAGATTTAACTTTGATGGTAACGACAAGCTTATAGTTGCAGATGGAAACAATGCACCGACAGTATTTAATACTTCATTTGCAGCCACAGATGTTACATCAGCAGGTGGTGGAGAAGTTAGCACTGCTGTAACAGGAGCAAAGTTTGTAGTAGCATTTAAAGACCACATGTTTTATGGTGGCATGGCTAGTAACAAACAAGAGGTTGTGTTTAGTGTGCCGTTTGATGAGGATAACTTTGCAACAGGTAGTGGAGCAGGTAGCTTCAAAGTAGACGATACAATAACAGGTCTTAAAGTTTTCCGTGAAGATTTGTTTATATTCTGTGAAGATAGAATATTTAAACTAACAGGAACATCATCTAGTAACTTTGCTGTAGCACCTGTAACTAGAAACATAGGATGTGTAAACGGACAGACAATACAGGAATTTGCAGGTGACTTAATATTCCTAGCACCAGACGGATTAAGAACCGTTGCAGGTACAGCAAGAATTGGTGACGTTGAACTTGGTACTATAAGCACTCCTGTGCAGTCTGTGTTTAACGATAACATTGCAAATGCTAGTGGATTTAGATCACTTGTAATACCAAATAAAACACAGTACAGAGTGTTCTTCACAAAGTCAGGCACGGTGCAATCTGCAACAGAGGGAGTTGCAACATCCCTAAGAGGACAAACGTTTGAGTTTGCACAACTAAAAGGAATACGACCTACATCTACAGATACTGTAACTACGGCAACAGAAACAATAGTTATACATGGTGGTGACGGTGGGTATGTGTACAGACAAGAATCAGGCAATGACTTTGACGGAACAGCAATAGGTGGTAAGTATAGAAGTCCTGATTTAAGTTTTGGTGACGCAGGAATACGTAAGCACATGCATCGTGTTCTTGTAAGTTACAAACCTGAAGCTGCAATAAGTGCAGATATGTTTTTAAGATATGACTATGAAGATCCAGATAGTCCAAGACCTGCAGCCTACTCTTTATCAGCGAGTGACATTGTGGCTGTATATGGATCAGGAGTATACGGAACTTCAACATACGGTGGACAGTCAGAGCCTTTGTTAAGACAGTCAGTAGAGGGATCAGGATTTACAGTGGCACTCAGGGTAGATGATAATGGTGTAACAGCACCATATGCTTTGAGAGGATTTCAAATGGAATATCAAACAGGAGCTAGAAGATAAATGGGAGCAACATACACAAGACAGTCTACGTACAGTGACGGTGATGTTATCACGGCTGCCCATACTAATGACGAGTTTAATCAGTTATTAGCAGCCTTTCAAGCAAGTAGTGGACATACACATGACGGTACTGCTAATGAAGGTGGTCCTATAACTAAAATGCTTGGTACATCTCTTACACTTGGAGATGGCACAGCAGGCACAGATATTACTGTAACCTTTGATGGTGAGTCAAATGACGGTGTACTCAAGTGGATGGAAGACGAAGACTACTTTGAGTTTAGTGATGATATACTCATAGCATCTACAGAAAAGATACAGTTCCGTGATACAGCCATATCAATAAACTCAAGCACTGATGGACAGCTAGACCTTGTAGCTGATACAGAGATACAACTTGCAGCAACTACTATTGACATCAATGGTAATGTAGATATATCAGGAACGCTAACAATAGGCTCTGCAGGTATATCTGAAGCAGAACTAGAGATACTAGATGGTGCTACAGTAACTACAGACGAACTTAATATTTTAGATGGTGTAACAGCAACTACCTCAGAACTAAATATTATGGATGGTGTTACAGCTACCACAGCAGAACTTAACATCATGGACGGTGTTACAGCCACAACCACTGAACTTAACATTATGGATGGTGACACTTCTGCTACGTCTACTACACTAGCTGATGCAGACAGAGTTGTTGTTAACGATGCAGGTACTATGAAGCAGGTAGCTCTCACAGACTTTGAGACTTACTTTGAATCAGCATTAGACACATTATCTAACGTAACAACTGTAGGTGCGTTAAACAGTGGGTCTATAACAAGTGGATTTGGCACAATAGACACAGGCTCTTCTGCAATAACCACCACAGGACTTATCACAGGTGGCTCACTCGATATAGACGATGTTGTGATAAACGGAACAACCATTGGTCACACAGATGACACAGACTTAATTACATTAGCAGATGGTGCTGTAACAATAGCAGGTGACTTGACAATCAGTGGTGATGACCTCACTATGGGTACAAACACCAGTGGTCACATCATGGTTGCTGACGGAGCTAACTTCAACCCTGTAGCTGTATCAGGTGACGTAACTATATCTTCTGCAGGTGCAGTAACAATAGCCAACGATGCTGTTGAAACTGCAATGGTAAACGCAAATGTTATTACAGGACAGTCTGCTGAGACATCACTTGACACATCTAATGATACAATACTTATACATGATGCGTCTGCTAGTTCCTT